GTTGTCGGTCGAAGAAGCAAGTCACCCGCCCGCGTGTGACCGCCTGCGATAGCCGTAAAGCCACCCGATACGCGCCGATTGTATTCCTCTTGCGTCCGTGCGAACTTGGGAATGACAACATCTGCCGTGGTCTTAGTGCAGATGAAAACCCAAAGCTGCGTTGTCACATTCCACCTTCAGGCTGGCGTGACATACCCGCGATGCCAAGCCCCATTGCAGGAACAGCAATCCCGTATTTCTTGAGTATCTCGATTAGAGCATCATCAAAGACAACGTAGTTGCGTGAGCCGTCGCCTGCGCCGCGTGAACCTTGGTCTAGGTATTTGATGCCGGGGATACCTGCGCTTTTCAGATTTTGGGAGAGTGCGGCGGAATTTGCGCCAGTCACGCCCCCAAACTTGGCTACTATGTCCTGTCCATCTGGCATTGGCAGGTTGCGCCTAGAATTTTCATACGTCCAGTCTTCCAATGTTTTCCGCATTACAGGGTCAACACTGTCAAACTTCGCCGCCAACGCCTCGGCCTGATCTGGCCCACTTAGCGGCTTATCCCAATCAAGGAAGTCTTCAGGGTTGGCGTTAATGCGGACTTGATACATGGAGCCTTTAGGGACGTTCGTTGAAACCCGCTTTTCCAGTTGGTCAATGGCCTCAAGCATCTTTGGGCTATCACGATGCCATGAACGCAAATTCTGGAAGCGCAGCGCGGTGTCCGGTTCAATGCTGCCCGCATATTCCTTGAGCAGTTGCGCTTGCCGCCAATCGCCGCCGTCATTTAATTTGTTTTCGAGTTGCCACCAATCAGCCGATGTCTTTACCGGATTGCCATCAAACGTGTGCTCGGCGTGTCGGCCAGATACCGCGTGCTTGTATGAATTGGCGACAACCTCATTCTCGGCAAAATACAGACCATGCCCGTAAGCCTGCGCACCTTCACCCGTGCCAATCTTGTCCAGCGAGAACTTGTCAAACGAATGCGGGCTGCCGTGGTAGGCGATAATGCCCTGAGGTTTTGGCATGGCGAGAGTTACGCTGCTGTCCTCTCGCATGACGTTTAAGGCATCTTCAAGACTACCCTGCGGCAAATGCGTCGGCCTAAATCCGCGCTTGTAAAACGCCCTTACGGATGGCTCCGAACTGGCTGCGGCAGAAATGGTGGCGGGATCATATTTGCGCAAAACCTCATCAAGCATCGCGCTGCCGATACCCTGTCCGCGCAACTCTTCAGGAACAACAAAATCAGTAATTGAATTGGGACGCGGGGCGTACTTCGCGTTCTCCATAACCGTAATGTAAGCGCCCTCAGGTGTCTGGTAAAACTTCTGCCCCAGCCCGATGTCTTTCGGCTCTCCGAGCAACGCCCGCTTGCCGAAAATGCCCTTAGCCGCCTTCGTGCCTGCCTTAGCTTCCGTCCCAACACCCGGAATAGCCCCAAGCATCGCCAGAGCGCCTAGACCCGCCGCGCCCCACTTGTTCCCGCTCTGATATGCCGAACGCGCATCCCGAAGCGGCTGTTCAGCCCCCAAGGGTGTGAGCGCATCAACTGCACCCGACACCTTGTTGCGTAGATCGGTCCATTTGCGCCCGTCTGGGACGATTGCAGAGGCTAAGCGCTCCGAAAGGGTAGTAGGACGCGCCTTGATGGTAGAAACGTCTCTAGGACGCCCCTGAAGGGCTGCAATCGTGTCTCCCAAATGCGTTGGGGCCTTCTTTGCCCATTTCACATTCGCGGGAACGTAACGAGGGTCAAGCGTCCAACTCATCGGCCACCCCCTACAGAAGCAACGTAATCAACACCCTTGGCGAAGGTCCAAGCCTCACCCGCCGCAATCGAGATTGTCGGCTGAATATAGCGTCCAGAGACGCGGACCGGCACATCGCCGGAATCGCGCATATCGGTTGAACTGGATGACCCGTAGGAATCCGCCAGCCGCTGCTTTGTCTTGAGCGTTACCGTCAGCGCCGTGCAGTCAATGTCAGGGCGCACGAACGAGACATTCGCCCTTCTGCCGGGCACCAATTCAAGGTCATTCCCGCGAAACGTCGCCGCCATCGGTGATCCGGTGAACGTCCCTAGAGTGTAAGTATTCGAGAACACGTAAAGGCGTGGATCGCCGCCCTGAAACGAGGGGTCATCAAACGGCAAAAGCCCCACGCCGTCGATGTTGTCGTCAGTCGGCCCTACCGCGTCGTCCATCTCGTCAATGTTCAGGCCCTTGGTAACACCGCCAAAGATGATCGGGGAAACATAGGGCAGGGTAAACGCACGATTGAGACGCCAGTTATAACCCCAAATCTTGTCAGGCATCGCCCAGAGAACGACACCCTCATTGCGGTCTACAGCCGTTGAACACTCAGGCCAGTCGTTCACATCATAGCCCGCCATGAACGCGCGCGACCATTCCTCATCACCGATGGATTGAACGTCCGAGCCGGTCCACATCGCAGGCCCCTTGTCATCGACAAAGAAGCCCAAGCGCCCCGCCTGTGCCACTGTGTGCGGCGAAATGCAGCCGATGTTGGTCGAAACAACGTCCATCGAGAAAATGACGTTCCCGCCAACATAACTCATCACGCGGATTGAATTGCGCTGGAGAATGACGCCGAACTCACCCGACAAGATGCCATTGACGCGCCCGCCATCTGGAAACTCGTTATAGTCCGCCTGCCCCGTGCCAACGGTCCAGCTTTCCGCATTGTTCAAGGCAGACCAAGCGATGACATTCACCGCGCCATCGCGGATCGTGCCAACGAGAAAATCCTTTACAACGCCGATGCTCTCAAACTTCGGAGGCGAGCCGCCAAGGTTGGATACCGTGAAGTCGGACAGGTTGATCTTGACCGGCGCATCCGCCCCGTTCGTCGCAATCGCCAAGTCACCAAACTGCGCAAAGCGCCAGCGCATCCCCTCTTGCAGAGAGTAGCCCGTGCCAATGGCATCAAATCCGCTTCCCACAGCCCTGTAGAGCGTTGTGGATGTGCCGACGATGATTGAGGCAATACCAGTCGTTGAAACGAACGTAGCGCCCCCACGCGGCTTTGAGGGGAGCGCAGAGAAGTCCGGCGCAAACTGCCCACAGGGACGATAGCCGTCAGGAAGGGGAAACACCCCGTCAGCGACAGACAAAGCGCCATCGTTCAGCCTGGACGGTTTGTCAGGCTGGAAGGGGCCAAAGGGGAGATAGCTCACGCTAGCGTTGACCGTGAAAGAAGGAAGTAGCCGATGTCGGTTGTAAGTGGTCGCGTGTCAGTGCGTGTCGGATAGGAATAGAGAACCTTTTCCAAGGCCGCGTCAAACAGGGCCGCATGAGTTTCAGCCTCAGCAGGGCTGAAATACTGCTGATAGAGGTGCGCGAGAACACCGTGGAAGTAGACGTCTGGATGGCTTGCGAGAAGCCAATTAGTTGTGTTGGTCGAATTGAGATTAGGAACCTTGGCCCAATAGATCATGTCGAGCGTATATGAGGCGTCAGGGACAGGATGGAAGCGGAACTCATCCCCAATCTGCGCGTAATAGCGCGGCACGGCGGCATCTTCAGCGGCCATCCGCTCAATATTCTGGGGCGAGGTGCAAGTGACCTCCACGCCATTAATTGCCATGCTGTCCACATCAAGAATGTCAGCCGGAACGCCTACATATTCGGTTGAGACTGTTGCTGTGGAATGCGTGTGCATTGGCCGAACGGGCTTCAATGCAAGGCGGCGGTTCACTTCCGATTCTGCAAGGACAATCGCCGCGTCAAAATCAGCCGTTACAGCGCCACGGTTGAGGCGCGAAAAAACGGTTGTTGACAGATCGGAGTAGGAGCCAAACGCCATTCAATCCCCCTCTTGAAAGAGAAAGGGGGAAGCCGAAGCCTCCCCCAATCAGATTTAGGCAGTCCCGGAGAAGCGCGTGGCGAGACGCGGATCAATCGCCTTGGTGCCGTAAAGGATGTCAAGACGCCAAGCCGAGGTGTCCGAAGTGCCCGTGTAATACGGGATCAAGCGAACGCTCGTGCCCTTGTAGGACTGACGCGACACGTCAACCGCACCCGGAGGCGCAATCATCGGGACCATTGCAAGAGCGAAGGCGTTCTTGTGGAACGCGAGGTTCTGACGATAGCCCGTGCCGCCCGTGCCAAGGACGGTGATCGCGGCGTTGTCAGCCGGAGCCGCCGAGACGTTCTTGAACGCGCCAGAGTCAATGATTGCCGGGTAGATCGTCAGGGCAGATGGACCAGTCGATGCTCCAGAGTTCGCGTCAGCGGTCACGGTGAACTGCTTCAGGAACGGCAGGGTCGCCTTGGTGATCGGATTGACCGCGTAGACGTTGGCAATCGTGAACACGTCACCGGCCTTCAGGATGCCCGTGGTTGAGTTCGTCCAGCCGTCCGTGTTGAGCGTCTGGGTCATGGTGTTCTTGACGCTCACATAGGTCGAAACCTGCGAACCGCCGTTGACCAAGGGAGTGCCAGTAGCAACGCCAACAGTGTGCGTCGGGACGTTCTGCGCCATGTAGGTGTCAACGCCACCAATGGCACCAAGCGAGCCATTACGGTAAGCGCCCTTCGCTGCATCCTGAATATACAGCAAGGTCTGAGATCCAAGCAGGCCCCAGTGATCGGAAGGCGACAGGACCGCCGAACGTCCATCAGCCGGAACCGCATATTCGTCCATGCGCTGAGGCGCGACGGCGAAGTCGGTAAAACTGTTGATCGTCTGGCCCGGCGTGCCAACCCAGTTCGGCACCTGCTTGTAGAGGTCGAAAATATCTGCATCGACCTGGTTAGCAAGCTGAACCATTGCAGGCTTAATAACGCGCTCGGAAAGTTCGTTGATGTTGAGCGTCAGTTCCTGCGAGGTGAACACGAAGTCCACGCCCTTCTGCTTGTTGACGGTGATCGAGGTCGTGCCTTCCACAACGTCCTGATTGCTCACGTTTGCGCCATCGCGGACCGTGAAGTCAGTCGGGCGGCGAATGGAGACGGTCGAACCGGCCATATAGCCGTTCATCGCGTTGCCAAATTCGCTTTCGAGGCCACGGTGGACCTGCTTTGCCATGACAAGGTTATTGTCGAGTTGAAGCAAAGCCTCCTTGGCAATGACATCAACGGTAAGATTGCTATTCGCCATTTTGAAAATCCATTAAAGGAGGGGTGGCGTCGTCCGACGCGAAGTCCCTGAGTTTAGAGTGCCCCGGCGTTTCTGGCAGCGATGTATTCCGCCATGCTCATTTCCTCAGGGGCCTTTCCGCCCGCCTTGGAACCGCCGAGAGATTGCGTTGGGATGCCAGCTTGAGCCTGTCGCATTTGACCGGCCTTTGACTGACGTTCGATGAACTTCTTTCCGATGTCAGCGAAATGCAGAACCTTGTAAGCCCAAGGCTCCGTAATATCGTTCGGCTCAAGAGGTGCCCCCAACTCTTTGGCGAGGGTTTCCAGTGCCGTCCGGCGTTCATCAGACCAGTTCGGAACGATCTTAGCCGCTTCCTTCAACGCTTCTTGACGGAGTTTCCCGGCTTCTACGGACTCCGCTTGGCGTTCAGCTTCAGCTAGCTGTTGAATGTCGTAACCAACCTGATTTTTCTGGTCGTATAGATCGCGCAAGTCCATGCGGAGGCCGTTGATCTGCTCTTGCGAGAGGCCGTCAATCGGCGTTGCCTCAAGCCTCTGAATTTGAATATCCAGCACCTGAGCCTGCGTCATGGCGTTCACTTTGGCAGTCGATACGCGACGGGCTGATTCCAGTTCAGCGCGTTCAGCCTCTATCGTCTTACGCGTTTCAGCAAGGTCCATCGTCTTCTTGGTGTAGTCCGCCTGCCTGAGCAAAGCGTCCTTCAGCTTCGGAGGGACTTTGAATGTTTCCCCTTCATATTCGACTTCCGCGAACTCGTCAGCGGGGCTGGCCTCTTGGCTCCCCAAAGCCTCATTCATCAGGTCATCAAGCGAAGGTTCGTCGCTGCCCACGGCGGGGGTGTTAGCTTCCTGCGGCGCGTCCAGATCAACGATGTCTGCATGAGTAGCAGGCGCATCAACAGGCGCGTCAGCCGGATTGGCTGCCGGTTCTACGTTTTCCATAATCCTCTTGGGGTTAGTATGCGGGCATTGACTCCGGCTCCGACATCATATCGGTTGGCCCGTCAGCCCCTTCCACTTCGGGAAGATCGTTAGGCGATGAAAGCTGCTGCAATGTCTGCAACACCAACGCCTGAATTTGCTCCGGCCCCATCGCAGGAGAAAGCGCCGTCATGCGCTCCGTCTCTGCTTTGTAAGCCTCAATGGCGAGTTTCTGCGCTTCAATGTCGCGCTTGCCTTCCGCGTCCTGTAGTCTCTGGCCCATTTCCTGAAGGGCTTGACCCATCTGCTCAATCTGCGCCTGAATTTCCGGCGGAATCTCGCCCTCTTCATCGCGGGCCTGTGGCGGGAGCATCTTCTCCATGCGCTCAGCCATCTCATCAGCACCCGGCCAATCAAGATTCTTGGCGAGAAGATCGCCAATGACCGGAGCCGCATCAGGATAAGCGCGGATCAACTCGATCATCTGCGTTGCAGCCTCTTCACGGCGCGAGGTAAACGAAGGCCCAGCGGTCACAACAAGGTCATACTTACCAACGCGGACATCGTGCATCCGTGCAAGTTCCTCATCACCCTCTTGCGCCTCATCCATCTTGGCACCGTTGATTGCCTTGCGCTCCGGTTTTCCGTCCTGCCCAAGAATACGGATAATGCGCGGCGTCGAGTAGACCTTGGGAATGAGGTCGATAATAATCCGGCCTGTGTGGCGAATGGCGCGGGTCAGGTTGTCGATGAAGTGGAACGTTGAAACGTCGCCTTCACGCTGGCGAGCCATGATCGCCCGACCGCTCGTCTCATTTGATTTAGCGCCCAAGGAAGCATCATAAATGCCGGTAATGGCCTTGATGTCGTCAGCCGCGTTCAACGCTTCCTGCAAGGCCCCTGCGGGCATTGACGGGTAAGGCTGACGCTGCGGGGGAACTCCCTTGTCGTCATACTCGATATAAGCATGAGACGCGTTGTTGGCCGTCGCCCACTTGGATGCATCCGTCTCAAACGAACCCTTAGGGCCAATGAAGGGAACGCGGGGAGCCAAGGCAACCATTTCCGTTGCCGTGGTGCGCCAATAGTTGAACATCTGGTTGGCGTCTTTCGCGTCACGAATGAGCGAACGGAAATGCCGCGTCCCCTTCAGGTTCACCTCATCCCCATAAACGGGAACAATGGGAATGTAGCAGCCCGGCCAAGGCGTCGTTTCCAAAACCTCAACAGCCGTCAACAGATAGCGCGTGACCTTGTGGCACTTTATCTGGCGGGGCTGCGTCACAGGTTGCCCCATCGTCTCGTCATACTCGTTCACGTCGATGACAATGACTTCGCCCGGTCCTTCGTCTGTGTCTGGCATCTGGACGGCAACAACCATCTTGGTTGCCTCTTCGCGCGTCCAGTATTCTGCGACCATGACATCTTCTTCAGTGCGCCACAGCCCGGTTGCAACATCCCAAGCGGAGTTGGTGAAGTCAGACCTCTTAGCCTTGGGAAATTTACGCTTGAACTCACTATGGGTCATGCGCTCCACAACGAAAGCGCGATTCCAATCTTCGCTATCAGCCGATGAACTGTCAGGATCGCCATAAACCGAGAACGGGTTTCCGATGCGCTCGATAACGATGTCCTGCTCGAACAGTTCAACGCCAGCGCCTTTAAGGTCATCTCCTACGCCCGCTTCTGCATAGTCCAGGTTGATGCGCCAATAGCCAAACCCGCCCGACACAGCGGAGTCAATCGCTGTATCATAGGCGACATCAGCGTTTGACGTATGTTCGATATTGCGAATGAGGCCAGAGAGAAGGTCCGCCGTTTCAGGATCGGACTTGCTGTCCGCCGGGATGACCTTGATCGACGGGCGGTTCTGGCGCGCGTCGTTCACAACCTGCCGAATGACAGGGGCGAGTTTGTTGATTGTCAGACAGGGGCGAAACTCAAGCTCACGCTGGCGACGGATTTTCTCAGGCCACTGCTTCGACAGGCGCGCGAACTCAATATCCTCTTGAGCGTGTTTTCTGTTGTCGCTTTCGCCTGCTTCAGCCCGCGCGAAGGCGGCGACAGCTTCCTTGAGAATATCGCTCAACCCATCCACCCCCCAGCGAAGGCCGGTTTCTTAACCGGCTCGCGTTTTACAGTTTGCTCTTCATGAGCAATGCACATCAGGCCGAAGCTGTCCGCGCCGTGGCTTGACCAATCATGGTTAGGTCCAAGGCCGATGCCGCGCTTGTCGTCCCGATTTTCGTGATAGGCTGCGAGTGCATCCCGCCCGCCCTGCGTTGTCTCTGCGTTAAACCAGCAAGCGCCGATCTTGCGCCGCACAGCCTCAATACGCGCCGATGCAGCACCCTTCCCTTGATTGGGAATGACAGTGACTGAATAGCCCGCGTCTCTCAGCGCGCTTTCGTATGAAACTGAATGAACCTTATCGTGCGTTGCACCATCGTGCGGCAGCCAGAATTGCGCGCGGTCGGTTGTGTATCCACGAGAACGGCACCACGCCAAATGCGTCGCCAAATCCTGTCCGACTGCTTCGTAATAGTCCAAGACCCTGATTGACGTTCCAATGAACTGCACAGCCCAAATCGTGAAAGCATCAGCCCGCGCCCCCGTCCCGCCGATGTCCACAAACAACCTAAAGGTCATCAGAGGATCGGCAGCGACTTGGCTTATCCGCCCATCCGCCTGAGCCTTAGCCATACCATCAGCGAAGTAAGCGCCCTCAATCGCCGCGTCAAAGTCGCACTCCATTTCGCGGGCATATTCGTTCGCGCTCATTTGCGCCCGCATCGCATCAAGTTCAGACTGCGGGATAATCCCCGTTTCCGAAGCCTTGAGCCTTAGCGCAAACCAGTCAGGCGATTCCTCTGCCAGCTTGTGAATGTCGTAAAAGGCGTTCTTGCCCTTTGATGTCCCGATGAACGTGGCCCAGCCCAACCGATCTGCAAGAGCCGGTCGAATGACCTCACGCCATGCCTGCGGGTGGTGGTCCGCATATTCGTCAAGGATAACCCCGTCGAAATATACCCCACGCATCGCGTCGTAATTGTCAGAACCGTAAAGCCGCACCCTTGACCCTGTAGGCAGGGTAACGTGTAACTCGCTCTCGCTTACCTCAATCCCCGGCAAGGGTGCCGTGTAGAATTTAAGATAGGACCAAGCGACGTCCTTCGCCTGATGCCGGTAAGGAGCTACGTAGGCAAAACGCCCATCCGGCCTATCAAACTCAACCGCCCGCTTGATGAGATCGTTCAAGCTGCCGACCGTCTTGCCAGCGCGGCGATGCGCCACAATCGAAGCAAATCTTTGTGTGCGGTTATGAAATCCCTCAAAAGCCTCGCGCGGCCTATAGGGGATGATTATTTTTCCCACGACACCGTGATCTTGTGGGAGCCATCGTCTCCGCTACCAACAACCTGCATCGGGAGAACCTTGCCCAATAGCCCGATAAAGGCCGTTGGCGTCTCTCTTGCCTGCGTCACAAGGTAATCAACACCGCCCGCTTTATCGAGCGCCTGAACAACCATATCCTTGATCGCGGCATTGTTCTTGTTGATAGCGCCCTTGGGCCTACCCTTACCAGCATTGCCCCTATTCGGGCTTATTTTAGGCTCATCCATATTGCGCCCGGATTCCTTTCGGATTGTCCGGCCTTCTGGTGTTAAGCTGTGATTGAACCAACCTTGAAGCCCGGTTCAGCGGCGAACCATGCGGGCGCGCCGGACGGGATGTATTGGCGAGGGGATGCGGATGCGTCGGCCTCTTTACCCGCTGTCGGCCCATAAGCCGCATAAGCGGCGGCATCAGGGATGACGCAGATTGCGACTGCACTGTCAGGCGTGACAGCGGACTTGGCATTAGCGCCGGAGATCGTCACAATCTCGCTTGAAATCATGTCTTTGGCGAGAGGCTGTCCGCTTGCGGGGAACGCGCGATAATAAGTGATGTGGAGATTTGCCATGCTTAACTCCAGCTAGTCGTGACCGGAGCAACCGGGGTATAAATACCCGTTGCCGGTGTCTGTGGTGTCCATGTTGTTGTGTCAGGCGATACGCTTGCCCATGATGCTGTTTCAGGGCTTTGCGGTGTGTATGTGGTCGTTACAGGGTTAACTGGCGTCCGTTCCCGTGCCTGTATTAGCCTTGGCGATAACGGGAGTATTCGCCATCCGTTACCCTCCAGAGAATTTTT